AAAGATATTCATTTACTAAATCATTATCTTCACATACTAATTTAATAAATACATTATGGTGAGCATTCATTAAATCTATTGTCATTTGTTTGGCTGAATTTAATTCTTCTTGAGTAAAGAATTTAGGCGAAAACATAAATTTAATTTTAAAAGTATCTACTATCGACTTCTTAACTTCATCTATCAAATTAAGTAAAGCATACCCATTAGATTCTACATTAGCTACAGGATAATTTAGTTTAGTTAATAATTCTAAAGTAGAATTAAAATTATTTCCAAACGTAGGCTCACCACCTGTAATCATTAAACCTGCTGACTCTTCATTTATAATTCTTTGTAAATTATCTAAATGAAAATCAGCTTCAGCAGAAATCCTCATTTTTACAATTGTATCACAGTACCGGCACGATCTATCACATGTTTTTTGTCTACATAATAACATTTTTTTTCCAGTATCCGGGCCCTCTCCTTGATATGTAACCATACACTCTATGAGTTTTATTTCTTCAGACATTTTTTTCTCCTTCAATAAAATTTTTAACTTCAATAATCAATTTTTCAAAATTCTTTGCTTTTCCAAAAATACTAAAATCTAAAAATAAAACTTCATATCCATATAATTGACCCTTTCTTTTTTCTATCCATTTTTCATCTCTAGTTTGTCCAGTATACAAAAATGTAGAATCATATACCACATCCATAACTACATAACATAAATTATTTTTCCCTCCGAATTTCAAAGCTTTCAATTTTAGAAATATCTGGTATTAAATTAGAAGAATAATTCAATCTCCATGTACCATCTGGCATCTCTTCTATATGAATAAATTTTTTATCTACATCTATACTTGCTACTTTAGATAATATTAATTCCTTATCAATTCCTTTCAAATAAATAGACTTCTTCATTAAACCTCCAATATTTTTAATATGTTCCAATTCTAAAAGGTAAGTACTTCATTTTGCTTCTTTACTTCCATTATCGGTGCAAGCAATAGGTTATATCTATCTATCCATGAGAATCTCAGCATCTCCTTTCTATCAGGTACAAAATAATCAGGAAGCTTTCCTTCCTCATCTGGTACAGCGATAATCTCTAACTTCTTTCCCTTTGCTATAAACTCTCGATTGTACCTTTCAACTACATCTTTAGGAGCCTTATCTAAATCTATCGCCGCTAATTTATATAAGTATCCTCTTGAGCCAGTACGAAAAATATCATATACTAATGCATTCCAATTCTGCATTGCAATTACACCTGGAGGAATTCTCTTATAATCTTCCTCATCTTTAGTAAATGATACTGGTCTTGATACAGTCTTATTACCAGTCATAATTTTACCAACAAATTCTTTTTCTTTCCCAGATACATATTCATTAATTTTAGACATAGATATCTTTTCTGACTTCAATATAATATCCAATAATTCTTTTAAACACTCTTTTGTATATGATGGGAAATCTGATCTTTTAATTTCAATTCCCATTGAAACAACTTCATCCGTTGATTTCTTTTCTTGTTCTATAACATGTAATGAATATCTCTTTTTAGCTAAGAATAAACCGCGTCTAATAACTAGCTCATTCTTTACTGATAATCTATTTCTCTTAATATCAACATTTTTAGAAGTTACTACTGGAGGTATAATAACTTTATTTAAAAAGTTTTCAATCTCTTCATTCCATCTATTAACATCTTTCAATATATCTTCTTTAGATTTCTTTTTATCAACAACATTATTATAAGTAGCAAATAGTGAGTCAGTATCTCCTGTAATAACATAAGGAGTTTTTCTTGTTAAGTCTCCATACATCTCTTGTACAGTCAACATTTGAATTGGAACTTTCTTTCCTGTCTTTAAACTTTCAACAAAATTGTTAGCTTCGAGCATCGCAAATTTATTTATCTCTTGACCACTTAATGTGACTGACCTACCACAATCTCTATCGAAGAACCGGAAGGAAGCATTACCTAGGACTCCGTACATCGCGTTAGCGAGGATCTTATAGACTTGTTGACGTGTGTTATACAGGAGCCTAAGAGACTCGTCCTTTGCCTGCTTTGCTTCAAACATCTTATTTTTATAAACTTTTCTTGATGATAAAAGAAGGTCTAACATCTCACTATAGAATGATAATTCTTTATCATGGTTTCTGAAAATACACCCACTCATAGTTAAAATTGATTTCTCTTCTTCTATCTTTTTGATTAAATCATCCTTCTTTATAATCATTTCTTTTTTAGCAAAAGTAGGATCTATAATCATTGGGATATCATCAGGAAGTTTACTTCTATCATAATGAAAATAGTAAGCATGGTCAGTTTGCTTCATCTTTGCAACCAATGTATTTAATCCTATATTATAAGTTAAAATTAAACTTGGATATAGTGATGCAAAGTCAAAGTCAACAATCCAATCATGAATTCCAGTTATAGGCTCTTTAACAAATGCTCCTTCAAACTTTTCACTAGTACCATGTTCTGAATTTTTAGCTGCCATTCCTTTTTCTTTTAAATATGAAATTGATAATGAGTCAATTCTACCAAACGGAGATGCTGAACCTCTAAATGTAGTTTTACAAATATTCTTCAATTCATTCTGAAGAACTATATGCTTCTTCCCTTGTAACTCTTTTCCATTTCCATTTTCTAACTCAACACAAATATTTACGTCTCTAATGTTATATTCGATTGCTTCATTAATATCTCTTACATACTTTTTAGCAAATGGTTCTCCTGAATCTAACTTCTCTTTATTCAATTCTATTTTAGCAATTGTACCTAATCTATAATTCTCTCTCTTAGTCATTTCAAATTCTTTATATAACATAAGCTGGTCAAGAATTGTTAATCCGCTAACACTTGCATAACCAGATTCACTTTCTACATAAGCATCATTTAAAGGAGATAAACTTTGCTGTTGAATACCTAACTTCTTCATTCTATTGAATAGATATGCCAAGTCGAAGTTTATAACATTCCACCCAGTTAAAATATCTGGTTGAAGAGTTCTCATATCTCTTATGAAATTATTTACTAGTTCATTCTCATTTTTACAAACTATAACTTTAGCATTTGGACTTTGATTAATAGTTTGAGTTGAATTTTTAATAACCTCTTTATGGTCGATTGCATAAACTATATATTCACCATGATAATAATATGATAGAATTACTATTGGATAATTTGCTTCTTCTGCTTCCGGGAACTTATCGTCATGAGTATAAACCTCAATATCAAGAAACATTATATTAAAGTCTACTACCTTGGCTTCTTCTTTATTTAAAATGAAATAATCCATTGCTCTTTTAACACTTAACTTAATATCACCTTCATATGTTATAGTTGGGTCTAACATTTTCTTTTGACGATACGGAAGTTTAACTCTATTCAAATCATCAAACTTAACAATCTTTCTTGCATCAACATCTTTAGGAACTTGATAACAATAATAATCATCATTTGTTTTATGATATACCTTATTGTTATTTTCATCTCTAAACATATAAACACATTCATTAGTTTTACTAATAAAATGAACATCTACTAATCTAAATTTATTGGTATAATATTGCTCAGGTATTTTATAATGCCAAACTCCTTTTTCTTTGCTGTCATTGTTAGTATTCAATAATACCTCCTTTGCTCCAAAGAATTCGGATACCTTTCTAAAATCTTCATCAAACTTCTCTTCAAAACTTTTATTCCTATTAACAAATGATGGATGTACTGTAAGCAATACATCAAATTCTTTCCATTTAAAAAATTGACCTCTAATATTTGTAACACCAGTTTTACCAATACCAAATACTGACATAGGAATTGTTCCTAATAAAACAATTAACTTTGGTTTACAAGTTTCTATTAAATGCATACAGTTAACTTTACATAATTCAATCGTATCTTCTTCTGGTGTTCCTGCAGTACCATCTTCGAGAATTGACTGACATAAAACTGTGCTTGTAATTAGGTAATTCATTTTATCTATTGAATGTTTTTGAAAATACTTCCGGAAGGTTTGTCCTGCTTTTCCTATTAAAGGGATTCCTTGTTTAATCTCATCTTTACCAGGATTTTCTGCGATGAATACTACATCTACTTTAGTTAAATCTTCTTTACAATTTGTGTCCATTATACAACTTGGTTGGTCTAACAACTTACATTTTGAGCAGTCTGCGATAGATGATTTTATACTGAACATTATACCTCCTTTACTATAAGATTTATAATATGTTCTTATTAAAAATATGAGAATCTATGAATTATTAAAGAAATCAAAAGTCTATATATATTAATTATTAGAAGGGAATATTATTTTTATATCCCTCAAATTAAATTGCCCACTACGAGGGCATAAAATATCGTGGACAAATAAAGGAGGATTCAGATGGGAGTAGTATCAAGAATGGTTGAGCAAGCTGCTAAGATCATGGGCGTAGTTGATGTGCTGAATGACAAGGAAATCAACAAGAAGTTCGACCTCAGTAAACGAGGGAGCATTGAAAAAGAAGCTACTGATCTTCTTCTCAAGAATCATGTCGAGTGGCAATTGAATCAAGGAGATGGAAAGTTTTATTGGGTAGAGCATGAAGGAGCATCATCGTGCGGCCCCTGCCACGGAGCAAGATCCAAGATGGATATCCTGATGGAAAAGGTTCCGGCGAAATGTCATTTCTGTGAAGGGACTGGCATTAAGACAGTTCCTTGCATGTCATGTCATGGAGACGGGTCCAATGCCGACGGAAGCAAATGTCGTACCTGCAAAGGTACCGGCAAATATCGGTACTACGGGATTGAAGGACGCGAGCAGAAACCGTGCCCAAATTGTACTCCGAGAAAGGCCTGCGAAGCATGTGGCGGGAAGAAGGGGAACAAAAACTGCACCGAATGCCATGGATCCGGTCGGGTATATCTTGAGACCAAAGGAACCGGACTGGTGTCAGTTCTCACTTCAGCAAGAAAGGTTAACAAGACTTTCTACTGCGGTCATTGTAAAGGATCCGGAAAAGCTAAGGAGCCGACCAATCCTGTTTTGACTACTATGAAAGCTGAAGAAGTTTCAGGCGCCATCGAGGCTGCGGTTAAAGAAAAGGAAACAAATAAATAATAAGGATTTCGGCAGGCGAAAGCTTGGGGAATCCCAGACCATGCTGAAAGGAACTGAAAAGTTCGCCTAGCGTGATCCTCCTTTTCCCAGTCCGTTTACTAAGGGATTCAGAATGGGCTGCCGGAATGTAGTTTATAAAATAAGCCATGTCTTCACGAATGGCTTTTTTTATTGTATTTTTATCATTTTATAATGATCTGAAAGATATCTTTGTAATGATTTATCGCTTCCTTTAGGATCTTTTTTTGTTGCTTTAATTTTTTCTTTTTTAGCATCATCAATACCAAATGAACTATATACTTTATCAGCATCATCTGACTTCTCTATTATATCACATAATAAAGAAAGATCATCATTCTTTAAAAATGAAATTCTACTTCTAAGTTTATCATATAGTTTAGTCTTCTTTTTTGGGTATGATATATAATGTAAAGTATTCTTTTGAATTTTAAAATCTAATACTGCCTTCTTAATAAAAAGAAATAACTCTTCTTTATCAATATATCTCAAACCTATATTATTCATATAGGTATCTAAGTAATGGTTTAATTTACCATTCTTTACAAATATACCCATTAAATAAGTTGCAGTAATAGGACTGTTATACTTTAATAAAACTTCTCTGTCTGGTATAGGAGATTTAATGTCTCCGTCGAAGAGCCACTTCTGGAAGATTTTATAAGGACTAACTTCATCAGCCATTCATTTCTCCTAATTTTTTATTTAATCTTCTTTTTTCCCATCCACGTTTAAATGCTTCACTAGTCTTTTTTATATTATCAGGATTTTTATAATAATTTTTCTAAGTTCTGAATTTATTCTTCTTGATTCTTCTGTACTTCTATTTATTTTCATAGTTGTAATTATTTTTTCTCTAATAGATTTATCTTTCCATTTATTCTTGGCGATTTCTGCCGCCTTATTTTTTGATTCAATAGTATTTCTATACTTAATCATTTTTTCTCTAAATTCAGGATTTCTCCATTCAGAAAGTCTATTCTTTGAATTTTTATTTTTTGATTCTGTTGTGTTAGATGATATCTTTAATGATTCTATATATTTAACTCTAATTTTTGGGTCTTTCCAGCTATTCTTCATTTGCTTTGATCTAAAATCACTATCAACTCCATCTCCACCTATAGTAATATTATAACCAATTTCAGGATCTCTAGAATTAAGTTTATTTATCCAATATATTTCTTCTTCATTTAATAATTTTTTATCATAGAAATAAAATTCTATAATTATTTCTTTTTTAAAATTTTCTTTTCCATATTTTTTATTGCTCTAGTTATATGTATTCCTGAGCCATAATAATTAGGATTATTTAATTCACTTTTTCCAACATAAATTTTGTTATTTATTAAATTAGTTATTTTATAAATTATCATTCTAACATCTCTATTATAATAGTTTCATAAAATTTATCTATTTGTTCTTGACATTTTATATACGGTTTTTTAAGTTCTCCACATAATACTTTATTTATTTTATATATAGCTTCATTTTTATCAGAATATAAATACTCATCTGGCAATAATTCTGGATAAGAAAAATTTCTAGGAGCGATAACTAATGAATTGTTATAAACTGCATCTAAAACTTGATACCCAAATGTTTCAGCTGAACTACTTATAAATAAACATTTTGATTTAGATAAAAATTTATAATATTGTTCCCAATCATTAAATGAATTTCTCACTATTTTCGTATCAAAATATCTTTCAATATAATCCTCTAAATAAGGATCTACCTTTTGTATCGTTGGTCTAGATACGCTTACAATATCATTAATTTTAGTTTCATTATATCTTTGATATTCATGTAAAGGTAATGAAGTTACTACTGTATTATTCCATCCTAAAAATTCTTTATGATATTGTGTTGCAACAAATACTTTATTAAATAGTTTAGAATATCCAGATTCGACTTCCCATTTAGATTCTCTTAATGGTTCAAAATAATCATAAGCATTTTTTGAAGTTGCGTGGCATATAGTATAGCAATGTTTAGGTTTCTTATGATATAATACGTTACTAAACAAACCTGGAAAGCTAATATCATTTAGTAAAAGAATATCATCACTATGCAAAGCTAAATTCATATATTCTTTAATCTGATAATTTTCAAAATCTATTGCTTGAGAAATAGGAGAAAAC